ATCCTTTGCTATATCATGATTTAATACTGACTTTTTCTTAAGATTATTAAAATTCAAAGAATCATTTTTATCTATTGTATCATAACTTGAATCTATTTTTTCAACTTCGGCATTAAAAATATAATTATCATAATTTTTTAATTTTCCACGGTTATCTTCTATATCATTTAATATATTGTAAAAAAGATTAGTTATATCATCTGCCTTTTTATTATTAACAAATAACTCAAATAAACTATCCTTAATATCTTTGCGCGATAATGCTATAAAAGAAGGATTATCTTTAATAATATCATCTAAACTAATTATCTCAAGATATTCAATATTATCCAATTCTTCATCTTCATAATTATACTCAATATCATCAATATTAACTGACATTATTAATTTATCTCTTTCTTTTAATATATAATAATATAAATTATGATACATTATTATCTATTGAGAACTTATTCCATTTTGTCTTAATATCTACTATTTCATTTATAATCTCTTTGCATATTTTTTCTAAAAATATAATAAACATATTTTTATCTGTAATATCAGTCAAGGTTATTCTTATAATCATTGTAGATTTTAGTGGATGGGGGCATATATATCCTATATATTTACATGTCATATTATTTACATTTTTTTTATTTCTCACATAATTATTATGTACATATGATTGTATAATATTTCCCAATGTATCATCTTCATTATCAATAATAAATTCATAAGTCTCTGCGATATCTTGAAATTGTTGAATTTTAATAATTACCGAATTATTAATATTTACCAATTCAGACATTAAATTATTTAATTTGCTTATAATAATATCTAAAGATTTAGGAATTAAATATCGCGGACCCATATTAATATTAATATGTTCAATGTCAAATTTGAATTTAGTAGGATCTCCATATTCGTTCATATAATAGGCTCGTTCCTTATCTAAAATACTATCATATTTCTTTGCCTCTTTAGGATCTTGAATATACGAAAAGTTTGATAATGAAACAGGGTTAAATGACGCATTATCACGTCCTGTTTTTTTTACAATATTTGCCTTTAAATGTAGATGTTCGCCAGGTCTTAGTCGTGTAATTAATATATTATGTTTTGATACTTTATTTGGCGGAAATAGTTCTTTTAGTTTTTTTTCAGTTAATTCAATGTCATTTAATTTTGCCTTAAAATCTGATGTTCTTACATCAACACTTTTACTAGTAGTATTTTTAACATTTAGTTCAATAACAAGAGAATTATCTTCGTAATTTTCAATTTCATCTGTTGTCATACAAATAGGAATTAATCCTATGCGATGTATTATAAATTCATCGTGTAAAGCACCTGTATTTTCTATAACATTAACCGTAGGTTCATCTTTATCTAATTTTTCTCCAATTGCTCCTAAATTTGGTATATCAGTCATTATAATTCTTCTCATACCATTTACAATCGCCAAATCAATATTATGAATATCAAAACTATGATTATTTGAAGGGTCTATTGAATCAAACTTATAATTGTAAAACATCCTATTAATATATAGTTTATAATATTTTTATATATCAATTTTTAAAAATAAAAATATTTATCTATTTCTTTTGATATATTATAAAATATATCATGAATACTATCAATAATATCATAGGTATTAAAGTCATTATACTAACTATCCAACTCCATATATAACATTCGCCTTTTGTCAAACATGTTATATTATAACCCGTCAGTAGTATAACTAATATATATATTACATATACTAATAGATATACGCCAGGACCTTGTATATATATATTTAATATTAAACATATTATTGTTAATATTATGCTGAATAATATATATATCCATCCTTGTGTAGAAAAGTAGTCTAACATATTTTATATTCTTATCTATTATTAATAATATATTTTAGATTTATCAAAATTATGAAATCAATGTATTCATAATTGCGAAACACATAGATGTCCGCGATTGCATTTCATTAATTGGATTAGAAGCAAAGAATTGAATAAGTGTTTTGATATTTTTGATATCATTACATTGACACAGATAATAATAAATATTAGAACTTGTAATTAGTTTCTTATTAAATGTTGTAATCTGTAGATTTCTCAATTGTGCCAAATGATATTGAATAATTGGAGCGAATTGTTTATCCATCTCCTTATTCATCTTATATCTATTATATGTCGGATTATATGTTGTCGTAGATTTGTAATAACTATATAGACTATCCTTGATTGTAGAAATAATCGTATGAACCAAATATGTAGGGTCTATCTGTCTTCCATTATTATCAATTGGAATTTCAATATTAGGGTTATACGTAGCAATATAATCCTTAATCGTATAATTTTGCTTATTTTTCATATATACAGACAGGATATTCATCCATATATTGGGATGGCAAGGGTCTGTTTCTTCGCGATAGTTAATATATGCCGATGATATTTTATATAGTCGTGAAAAGTTTTCTCCTTCCGTTTTCTTCTTAATAATCAATCCATAACTTTTATTTTGATTAATATGAAGATTTGCCTGATTAATATCCGCAAAATACACAGGATATCTAACACCCATATTATATAATTCTTGAATTGAAGACATATTAATATCATATTCTTCTAGTGTAATTCTGTTTTTTGTATTGATATGTACTAGTTCCTTATAATTTTCACCAAGAACATCTGTATAATCAATAATATGTTTATTATCACTGTGAATCAATACAAACTCATATGCATGTTCAGAATTCAAATTAGAAACAAACATAGCACGCAAAGTTTCATTAACATTATCTGGCTGAATGTGAGAAAGCATTTCGACAATTTCAGGAGATTTACTATACAATTGCAAAAGCACTTCGTCAAACATCTTGCCGTGCGATTTTGTTGGATGCGAGAACTTTGAACTATTTGCGTCAGGACAACTTGAAGTACCAAAATACCACTGATTTTTATAATTGTATACTGTAATTATAGTCCCATCATATGCCTCATAACATTTATCAGTATCGCTATAAATCTTCGAAATATATTCTTCATAACTAATTCTTCGTGGAATAGAATTGGCATATGTAACGACAACATTATTATTATATGAGAGAGAGAAGTCCAATACGATACTCCGACATTGCTCATAAAGTTCCTTATATTCGCAAATATCACTCATCTTATAATTATTGTGAAGAAGCACAATATCATCATTATTCTTAAATTTTTTAACTTTGATATTCGGCCAGAAATGATATTTTTTTAGCATATTAATAAGAGTATTTGCATGAGTAGTATTGCCTCCATTGCTATCATAAGTAATTACAATTAATTCATTAAGATTCTTAGGGGGGACGTTGGACAATGACATATCACTACTCATAATAATACTTTGTTAAAAAATATATATATTTAATTGCTTATATCAATTTTTATAAAAATTTATGAAAAAATAAAGTAAAAATTATACACAAACATGGCGAATATGTTAAAGTAAAGGGGGTATTTATATCATTAGCAAAAATATAAAAAATTTATAAGTAATAAGGCTGTTAAAAAAACTAAGTAGTTTTCTTATTCTTATTGCCTCTAACAATAATATGAATACATATATATCGTTGTAAATAATAAAAGTAATGTGTATATACGATATAGTGTTTTGTCATCTATATAATTATTTGCTCCTAAATAAGCACCTACAATACCTCCCAATATACTTCCAGAAGCCACTATAATGGCGGTGTTAAAATAAAAAAATCCATGTTGATAATATAAATATAAACCAGGTAATGCGTTAGGTATAGTATTTAAGAAAAGAGAAATAGCGACTGCTTGCTGAAATGAAAAATTATAATGAACAAGTAAAGGTAAATATAATACGCCACCTCCTATACCAAGTAATCCTACAATAGCGCCTATTATTAAAGAACTAATAAATATCTCTATTATCATCTATATAATTATTTAGATATTTAATAGCAATACGTATATCAATTATATATAGAATAACCAAGAATTTTTATAAAAATGAATAGAATAATTTGAGTACATAACTTTATTTATTTATAAATTTATAAAAAACTTTAGAAAATCTAGAAAATAAAAAGTTATGTACTCAAATTATAAAATAGAATTTTTAGAAATAATATGGTAATTACATATTGCTACAAGACCTACACTTATCTATAGCCTTAAATAATTATTTAGATATTTAATAGCAATATAAAAATATTCTATTTACCTTCTGGATTTTTATAATATTTATCAAACCATACCTGCCCAACCTCTTTAGAAGCCTGTTCGGAAGATAACTTATTATTTATTATTTTATCTCGCATTCCCAAGAAATATTCAAGACTACTATATTCAAACCCTTCCTCTTTTGTAACCATGGCATATAACATAGGATATCTTTCTTCAAAAAACAAGATTCCTTCTATTGAATTTTTCATTTCTTTCAATAGTTCATCATGTGACGAATATTTAGTCTTGTTCTCAGTCATATATAAAACAATATCCTGTACCATCGTTTTTATATCCGCTGTTTCCATACCATCTTTTACAAAATCAGCAACTCTTCTTTTTTTTCTTTCTGTACTCATACTATTTTACATTAAATATTAATTTTATCTTTATATAATAATATCTATTTTATATATAGAATAATGAAAAAAGATTTAGAATATACTGAATTAGATTATAATCCTAATGTTCCTGTACCTCTTCAACCAAAAAATGCGGGGTTATATACAGGGGATGTTTTATTTGATAAAAAACCTTGGGGTAATAGTTATAAAATGCCTCCTGTTGAACCTGATGCTGTAGCATATGCCTCACAATTTTATGCTAGCCACCATATACCCTCGTATAATAGACCTGGAAATAATTTTATAAATACTAATAAATATCAAAAATATACTACAGTAAATGGACAAGACAATTATAATTTTAGTTGTCATACAACGAATGTAATATAATTATAAAAATTGATATAATGATTATATTATCATCTTATCATAATGCCTAAAAATACTGTATCTACTTCTACATCAACAAGAAAAACCACAGATTTGAAATTTCCTATTAAGAATGATGGAACAAAAGATGAAAGATATACTATGCCTCAATTTGTTAATAAAGACGGAAAAAAAGATATGCGTACAACACCAACGTGTAAAAGAAATTAATATATAATGTTATTATTAAATTGTTTCTTGATTTTCTTGATTAATCAATATAGTTGGTTGTATTTTTTTTATATTATTTTTGTGTTTTATTAAGAAATCACATATATATTTATAAACCTCGTCTACTTGCTCGAATGATACACCGCCAGTAATCAATATACTACCACTTTCAAATAATGCTCCTGTAACCTTTTTACAATCTCCGATATTTTCACCTTTTCCTTTTCCATAACATTTTTTAGGACAATAACAGATGCCATTCTTTTTATCATTACATTTATTCCAGAAATATTCTAATTTAACACCTTGATATATTCCAGGCTGAAAAGAACACTTGTTATTATATAATTCGCAAATAAATATCTTATGTATTTCACGTCTTTTTAATCCAAATGGAACTGTCAAAGACTCTTCGCAATATACCTTAAAATCTGAATTTATCATCCTGATTTTAAAATTTTGATATTTCAATTTTAATTTATAATTTTCATCCCTGTTATTTATAATATCATTACTTATATTGTTGTAAATATTTTTAATATTATCAATAATATGATTTACAATAATTTCTGTATCTTCTACAATTTTAATTCCTGTAATTTGAATATTTCCATTCTTAAATATTTTTACATTAGGCATATATTTATCATTTTTATATATTATAGTAACCTGATTATCAAATCTATTTTTCTTCATTTTGTTTTTCTTACTATTTCTTCTCTTTTTAGGATATATTCCTCTATTCAAATCATCTCCATCTTTCATATATTGAGCCCATACTATACCACCAGTATCATCCTTGTCAATTATTACAATGTTATCAAATAACATTCTTAAATTTAAATTAATATCTTCTCCAATATTCGCATTGCAAGTTATAGTCGATACTCTATATTTTGAAAAATATATTTCCTTATCTTCAGTATCGCGAGTATTGTCAGTATAATCTACGATATTTATAACACTCATTGTTATTAATAATTAATATGTAATTCACAATAATTATAATATCTGTATTCTTATATCATTTTTTATATTTTTTTGTTTCAATTTTATTATTCATATTATCTGTAATATTTTTGAGATAAGATGTATTTACAATTTCATAATTATAAGTAGTTGCTATCATAGGCGGAAGATTTAATATATGTGTTTTCTCATTTGTATGATGACCTTTACGGAACTCTTCTATATTCATAGGTCCATTGAATATATCTAGTAAAAAACGCGAAGGAGCGGGACGTATAGGACGAATACATCCAAAATGTTTACTTAGCATTTGTATTAAACTGTTTATTTCCCATACTTTATCACTTCCACAATGAGATGAAAAGTTATAAGCATTCGCACATTCTAATGAACAAAAATTTCCAAATAATATATAAGTATTTGTTATATTATTATATTTGTATGGCATTCCATAAATTCTATCTTTTATTGTATGACAGCACCAATAGCAATTATTTGAAGATTTAATAGTATTATCGCTATATTCTATATTATTATCTTTATTGCTATCTTGTTTTATTAAATTATCTTGAATATTATTATAAAAATTTGTCTCATTTATATAACAACAGTTAGGTTCATAAGGAGTTGGTGCTTCTAATAGTTCGTCAGTTATATTTATTTTATTTATATCGCTGTCAGATATAGGTAATTGCAATATAATATCTTCATTTTCAACTAATACAACATCTTTTACTATAGTATTCATCAACCCCTTTTTCTTATCTATTGTAGATTTAACATCCGTATTTTTACTTTTTCTTGGCATTTAATTATAAACGCTTATATTATTTATATGTATTTACAGCTCTATTTGTTATTATCAAAGTAATCTTTGAAATATACTAGTGTCTTTATTAACTCATTATTAACATTATCAGAAGGTTTTTTGGTGTTTTTTGTAAATGTTATCCCGGTCGCTCCCGCCCCAGATGCTCCTCTGGTTCCCCCGGCTCCTGAGGCCTTGCTGCCGATTATACATTTTTCTTTTATTTCTCTTATCTCTCCATTGAGAGAGTTAATAGTATCTATTAAATATTTTATTATAAATACAAATACTATTATTATTATCAAAACAAATAAATCCATAATACTTTAATTATATCAAAGAATATAAAAATAATTGATAGCCGATGGTCTCTTAGCTTAGCTTAGCTGAACTTTAAGCCAGCACCGCCATTAAGGACTGTGAGGACATTTATTTCCATAACATATATAGTAATTTCAAAATTGACCGGATAGACTCTATTTAATATATCAGTATATATTTTAGTGATATATGTATATTTGTCATCATCCTTAACCTCCGTATTTACATTCACAGATAACGAGGTAGTAATTTGCGTATTATCATAAGAACCTGAGCTTATCTGTTTTTCAGGAAATAAAGCGAATGAATAGCAATATATCCCCGTTCTCGGTATATTCGTATGATATTTATGAGGCTCTATGTGATTATAATAAGTAGCGTCATAATCAGCACGTGTTATTTCTCTGTTCCATAATATTGACGCCTTATCTAATATTCCAAGACCCTCGCTATATTCGTGAGACCCCGTGTAATTTGTATAATTATTGAAGTTTTTGACAGAATCGCTTCTTCGCGTAATCCATATAATCTCCTTAATGTGATGATTGGCATTTGTTATATCTATTAGCGTATGATTGGCATTCAATGCAATTGCCTGCGTTTTCTTAACAGTATTAATAATATAATTAATCTGGTTAGTATTCAATAGCAAACTACTTCTTTCTGCACTATCTAAATATACATAGGTACATAATAGCTCATTATTAACATCAAAATTGACATCGCTTGGCTTGACGAATGTCGCAATAGATATAGGTACTGCCGGGAGGTGTGTAGTATTATACATTAGCGGACTCACATAGGTATTCAATATATTACTCCATACCTGATATAATCCCTCAAAAGCATTATCGTTAATATAAATATCTAATTCAACCTCGTTATTCTCTAATTTTAATAACGGAAGCGCAAGCGAGGGATTCTTGGTAAACCAGAAATTGAGCGGAACCTGTATTTTTCTCTTTTTAATACTCGGTGTTTGAGGAGTTTTTGCGAAACTTGATACAGGATAAGTAACATTATAAAGCCTGTTATTTAACACACGATATTTTGGCACGAAATTGAAAGGCGCCGTATATTCATCTATATTCCCTATCAACTTATTATATTCAATATTATCTTTACTCGTGAGTTCATTCCATATATTCATCCATTCGCCATATAGTGTCTCTATATTAACAACCCCTATTTTAAGACGCGCTTCCTTAATATAATTGAAACCCAAATTATTGACCCACCTGAACTTATATATATTATCCGAGTATATATCGGGAATTTTGAATGTCAAAAACATACCCGATAATAAATCTGCATAACGCTTTATTTTAAAATTAATGCGCAATTCAGAAGTGGATGTTTTAAAACCAATATTGCTATCGCCGGTAGAAGTAATAACAATAGTATCCATAGAAAAATTAGTATGTTTTTTGAGAACATATTTATAATAATTAATATGCGGATTTAAGGTAATATATTCGCTCATATTACCCTTCAAAACTAATTGCATCAATCCGCCTCCCATTTTTATTTATACCCTTTATTATATTAAAGTTTTATTAATAGGCTTATATACTCTTATTTTTCAGGATACCTGCGGATACCTACGAATACCCGCGGATACCTGCGGATACCTACGAATACCTACGAATACCTGCGAATACCTGCGAATACCTACGGATACCTGCGAATACCTGCGAATACCTGCGAATACCTGCGAATACCTGCGGATACCTGCGAATACCTGCGAATACCTGCGAATACCTACGGATACCTGCGAATACCTGCGAATACCTGCGAATACCTGCGGATACCTACGGATGCCTACATATCGGCGTATTTTCCTACAAATACCTTCATTTTCTCATATCTTCTGTCATCATTGTATTCCTCTAACTTTTTTTCTGATTCTCTCTTATCTATTATTATAATAGTGGGATATCCAGAGATTTCATATTTATCTATTCTATCCTTGCAATCCTTCATATTATACTTTTTAAAGTCTAATTTATTCCCATATTCACCATTAAGCTTGTCCCATACTCCAGATTTACTGAAATCCTCACAGTGTCCGCAGCCGTCCATATAATAATACTCCATCCTGTATTTTTTATCAGCCGATTCGCCCATAAAAGTCTCCATTATTTTATTTTTATTATATGCGAATAAAACGGCAATAGCCAATAATAAAAATAATATTATTGAAATCATAATAAATATATCGCTTCCGAAAAAACTCTTTTTTGCAGCCATATTAATATCCTACTTGTATAATCTTCTAAATTATTATTAGATAATAATATCATAATTATTAGATATTTCCTTGTATTCTCTCTTTATTCTCTCGGTTTCTCCTATGATATCATAGTCATTATCATTATCATTATCAAATTGTATTATAATTGAATTATAAAAATACGCCCCATATCTATGCATATCTGTCTCTGTATCCGTATCCGCATTTGCGCTAATCTTATTATCAATATACCCCTTGATAAACTTGATAAAATACCCCTTCTCTATTAAAAATATCCTTACATCCAGAGAATCATAATTTATCGCAGCGTCATAATCTTTTAACACATAGCAATCATAATTATTCTCTCTAAGTATATTGACATACTTGTCAAGACTATTATCATCGCACACAATTATAGTTCTATATACAAGATAGTTTGAATATAGCTCCTCTAATCTATTAATTATCTCGCGCGTCATTAATACTTTATTAACTATTATTGTTTTTGCCTTATGTATATTATCCATTTCAAAAAATAACTAAAAAATCTTGTTATATATTAGAATATGAGTCGAATATCAAATGATACATATGATATTTCATACCCCTTACAACTTAACAGTGTAAATAAGCCTAAAGATACATTTGATATGAATGCTCTCAACTTATCAATAAGTGCCGTTAAAAATGCTTATTACGCTGCAAGAAGAGCATCCCCGCCCGCTGCAAGAAGAGCATCCCCGCCCGCTGCAAAAAGAGAATCCTCGCCCGCTGCAAAAAGAGAATCCTCGGCAAAATCCTCGTCAGGATCATCCTCGTCTGCTGCAAGAAGAGCATCCTCGGCAAAATCCTCGTCTGCGTCAGGATCATCCTCGTCTGCGTCAGGATCATCCTCGTCTGCTGTAACAGAAAGAACAGCAAGAACAAAATATAGTAGGGCTGATTTAAAAATAATAAAAAAGTTAGCACAACTATGGTGGTCTAATAAGTTTAGGAATTCAGAAGAAAAAGAATGGTTTAATTTGACTTATTCAGCACTCAGCCCTGAGTCAAAAAGAGAAGTTCAAAGACTCGCCGTCGATGGTTCAAACAAAAATTTTTTAGATTATTACTCGCCACCACGAGCAAGAGCATTCAAACCTGCGGAACCACCCCCCCCGCCTCATTTATGGGGACGTACTGGTTCAAGTTTCAGAGCGAACAGTAATGGCGATATAATTGGCCCTATACATAGAAGTACGGGCCCTGCAAGTGGCCCTGTAAGAAGGAGACGAGTTCATCGCAAATAATTATAGTTCTATATACAAGATAGTTTGAATATAGCTCCTCTAATCTATTAATTATCTCATGTGTCATTAATACTTTATTAACTATTATTGTTTTTGCCTTATGTATATTATCCATTTCAAAAAATAACTAAAAAATTCTTATAATATATTAGAATATGAATCGTGGAAGTCAAGAAGAATTGCGCTCTGATATTGAAGAGATGGATAAGAAAGTTAAAGACATTGAGAAGCGTATTAAAGAAAAGCAAAATTAATGGGAAAGTCGTGTTTATAACTTGAATTATACCCCGCCAGGAGTAGTAGGCCAGGATCGTACGATGTACCGGAACCAATAAAAAATGATCTATCCAAATTGTACACTGATATTAAAAATATGAAGAATGAAGCTGCCGCCATTCGTATGAGTATTACAGTAATGAAAAATGAGCTGGAAAGTGTTAAGAAAGCATCCTCGTCTGCGTCAAGAGCATCCTCGTCTGCGACAACAGCATTCTCGTCTGCGACAACAGCATTCTTGTCTGCGTCAAGAGCATTATCGCCCGCAACAAGAACATCCTCGTCTGCGTCAAATACATATGGTTTACGTAAACGAAGAGGGAAAAATCTAGATAATAAAAAAACGCGCAAGTGAACTTATAATATTATAATTATATATTTTGATGTGATAATTTATTTTTATTAGATACTGTGATATATCGAATATTATAATTATGTTATGTAATCAATATATAAGATTATTCATTATAACTAATTATAATGGACGAACAAATCATCAAGATTAGTATAGAACAATTTAGAGATATCTATAATTCAGTAGATGTACCACGCAATATTTTGGATAAAGCCTTAGATATTAAAAATACATATTCGTGTTTCAACTCTTATTATGACCCTAAAATGATATGGGCAAAAAAAATATATAATAATAAAGAGAAGTATAATAAACCTAAGGTTAAATCAAGATTTCACATCATAATACCCGACTTTACAAAGAAATCCGAGCTGAAAAGGTGTTTGATAGGTAATTTAAATAAACTAAGTATTAAAAACAGGGACAGTATCTACGAGAAAATTAAGGAAATTATCGCTGTAAATGATAATAATGATATCAAGGACGATATTTTTATGATTATATGGAATTATATTAAAACGAGCGGAGACGAACTGTATAGCAATATACTCGCTCTATTTGACAAGGAATATGTATGTGCGATGATTGATAAACTCTGGAATAATTACATAAACAATAAGGAATGGGATCCGCCGAAATATATATACGAAAACAATCTTCTGGTATTGAACGACGAATACGATATGTATTGCGAATATACCAAATGGAAGCGTGGGATAAATAATATTAATAAGATATGGATTAAATATAAACGCGAAGAACTGCTAATATTGCTAAATAATATCGCAGATTACGTGGTTAGTATTGTATATAATACCGATATCTATAAATATATTCCGGATATTTTACTGGAACAATTATATAAAATCTTGGCTATCGCTAAATATAATTGTATAATAGATAAAATTAAAAATATAAATATTAAAAACTTAGATAATTCTACAAAGTTTTTTATTTATAATATTATTGAATTATAAAAAAATTATTTCTATA